TTTACTGCTGGAAATGATTTCAGAACAGTAGGTCTTATTGCTGACCCAACACTTTTTGGAACAACTACTGTTGCAACTGGTTCTACATTTCGTCAAAGTTATGTTGTTAAACTTGCAACATACTCTGGTACATTTGAACCCGATGAAGTAATTACACAAGCATCAACTGGTGCATCTGGTAAAGTTGTTGAGTTTGATCCTACACTAAACCTTCTTTATTATCAACAAGAAAGTTTCAAGGGATTTGGAACAAATGCTACTTCTGGTGCGTATGTTGCCTTTAGTGGTGCAAACCTAATTACAGGTGGAACATCTGGTGCAACAGGTACACCATCCACTACAACTGAATCTGTTACACTTGCTTCTGGTTCTACACTATCTCTTACTTCTGGTTATGCAAATCCAGAACTTGAAGCATATAGTGGTAATATGATTTACTTAGAAAATAGAAAACCAATTCAACGAGCTTCTGACCAAACGGAAGATATAAAAATTATAATTGAATTTTAGGAAATCAAATGGCCCAACTTACAAATTTAAATGTATCACCATATTATGATGACTTTGATAAGGCAGATGCTTTTCATAGAGTTTTATTTCGCCCCGGCTTTTCTATTCAGGCAAGGGAACTAACAACTCTACAATCTATTCTTCAAAATCAAATTGAACAACAGGGCAACCATGTCTTCAAAGAAGGTTCTGTTGTAATCCCAGGCCAAGTATCTTATTCTGATGCCTATTATTCTCTTGCACTTGAATCAACATTTGGTGGTGAAGATGTAAGACCAAGCCAATACTACAACGCAACAACACCTGTTACACTTACTGGTGTAACCTCTGGTGTTAAGGCACAAGTTATAGGATATGCCGAAGGGTCTACTACTAGTCAACCATATCTTTATGTTCAATATGTTCAAACTGGTACTGATAATAATACTGGTGTATTTTCAGATAGTGAAAACATTATTGCTGATTCTGTTGTTACTCACACTACATCTTATGCTGCAAACATTGCATCAGGAACAACTTTTTCCTCAAGTGCATCTGGAACTGGTTCTGCTGTAACTGTTGAAGCTGGGATTTATTATATTCGTGGTACTTTTGTAAGAAACGAAAAACAAACAGTAGTATTAAGTAATACATCAAAAACTGAAACTGCTAGAGTTGGTTTTCTTATTAATGAAACTTTAGTTTCTCCAGAAGCAGATGCAACTTTAACTGATAATGCAACTGGTTCAAATAACTATGCTGCTAGTGGCGCACACAGATTAAAAATTACTCTAACCTTAGCTAAACTAGATACAACCTCTGTTGATGATTCACTTTTTGTTGAATTGATTAGAACAACATCAGGTAGAGTAACTCAACTTACAAGAGGAACAGATTATGCTGTTCTTGGTGATACACTTGCTCGTAGAACATTTGATGAGTCTGGTGATTATACAGTAAGACCATTTCAGTTTTCAGTAAATGAATCTATTGATAATGATTATGCAGGAGAAACCAATGTTGGTATTTATGGTACTGCTGGAACAACTGATGATAATAATACCGCTGACGAATCTTTACTTTCTGTTTCAATTACGCCAGGCAAAGCATATGTCAAGGGTTATGAAATAGAAAAAACTGCAGCAACATTCTTAGACCTAAACAAGGCTAGAGATTTTAATACAGTAAATGCTGGTGTTACAACCTTTGAGATGGGTAACTTTGCATTTGCTACTAATCTTTTTGGTACTCCAGACATTGGTAATATCTCTGGTGAAACTACTCCATATAAAGAGGTTGGACTATTTACAGACTTTACTGCAACTAGAGGTAGCGCATCTGGCTATCAAGTTGGTGTATCAAGAGTTCGTGCAGTTGAATACTTCTCTGGTACTATTGGTAACAATGATGCACAATTTAAGTTATACTTATTTGATGTGCGAATGTTCACATACCTAAATCTAGGTAATGGAACTGATGCTGATGTATATCATAGCACACCCTCACCATTACTTACTGCAACACANACTACTGGTGGAGTAAAAATTACTGGTGTAACTTCTGGTGCAACTGGACTTGTATATGCTGGTGCTACTAGTGGTGGTAGANTTGCACTTACTAATGTTATNGGTACATTTGTTTCTGGTGAAAAACTTACTGCATCTGATTCTGCTGAAACTGNTNNAATAATTGAAAACGGAGATAANACAGACTTAGTTCTTACTTCTGGTACTTTCGGTGGACACAACGCAGTTGTTANTCANAGATTTGATGAGGTTCGTTCGGTTATTGATGACAGCATATTTACTGCTGACCTTATCATGGCCCTTGTTGATGAAGATGGTAATATGTTAATTGATGGTACAGATGCTAATGCAACTGATGCCGCTGAAAAAGTAATAGAAGAAGATAACTCAACTAGAGTTACTCTTGAAACACAAAGAGTTGCAAAACTTATTGAACCTGAAAAAAGTTTATCTGTATTCAAACTTCCAAAAGCTCCAGTCAAAACACTTTTGACTGCAACCAATTCTGGTGCAAGTGATACACAGTTTGTTATTCGCAGACAGTTTGTTGGAACAACAAATTCTTCTGGTGCAGTTACATTTACTGCTGGAACTAATGAAACATTCAACGCATATGCAGCAAAAGATTATTTATTGACAATCATAACTGCTGGTGATGGTACAGGTGTAGCTGGTCAAGTGGTAAGTGTAGCTAGTAAGATTTCTGGTACTGGTACTGGGTCTGCGACAATCACAGAAGATACTATTCTTGGTGCTGGTGCAAAAGTTAAGTTCATCGGTACTATAACAAGAACTTCTGTTCAACCAAAAACAAAAACAACTAACTTGATGAAGGAACTTAAAGTTCTTTCCTCAGATGNAGATGGCGCACATGGTGTTCGGGCAACAGACANAGAAATTTCTCTTGGTCGTGCTGANGGATTTAAACTTGTTGGTGTATTNGATTCACAATCAACTTCAGCTGATGCGACTACTCCAAAACTAACACTTACAAATATCACTGGAACTTTTGTTAGAGGTGAAAAGATTACTGGTTCTGCTTCTAACGCAAAAGCAAGAATTATAGAAACTACTAGTCCAATGTCATATGTCTTGACAGATGGTTTTGGTGCAACAGACTTTACAACCTCTGATACAATTACTGGTACATTCTCTGGTGCAACTGCAACTGTATCTGCTCTTACTGCTGGTAGTGAAGTTATTACTTCAAGATTTACTTTTGACTCAGGAATGAGAGATAACTTTTATGACATCTCACGAATTGTTAGAAAACCTTCTGCGGCATCACCTATAGGTAGATTGCTTGTAGTATATGATTTCTTCTCTCATGGTGCTGGAGATTGTTTCACTGTAGACTCCTACTCAAGTGTTGCTGGTCAAATGGAGTATGATGATATTCCAACATACACAGGAACGAAAGTAGATCCAGATAGCCCAACGCCATCTGGTTTATTCCCACTTGCAAACTCTTACGACTTTAGACCAACAGCAGAAAACATTACTGGTGCATCAACTACATTGTCTGTAGTAGATCAAATTACAGGAAGTTCATTTAACTTTGAAAATCGTCAGTTTGATGGAACTGGTGCTGTAACTGTTGATATGCCGCAACCAACAAGTAATCTTCAATCTGATTTTGAATTTTATCTTGCAAAAGAAGCTACATTATTCTTAACTGCTAGTGGTGATTTTAAAATTATTGAGGGAGTTTCAGCTGAAAATCCTTCTCCACCCAAAGTAATAGACAATGCAATGATACTTGCAAGTTTTTCTATTCCACCATATACATTTACTCCTAAAGATGTATTGGTTCAAAGATTTAAAACTCAAAGATTTACCATGCGTGATATTGGTAGGATTAAAGATAGATTAGAAAAAGTTGAATCTATGACTGCACTTTCTCTTTTAGAAAGAGATGCAGAGTCTTTTGAAATTCAAGATGCAAATGGACTCAATCGTTTCAAATCTGGTTTCGTTGTTGATAACTTTGCTGGACACAGAGTTGGTGATACTATAAATGCTGATTATCAAATTGCTATTGACCCTCAACTAAACGAAGCAAGACCAGTTTGTGTTTTGAGAAATGCAGAATTGACTGAACTAGCAACTAGTGATACTGTAAGACTTGCTGTTGGTTATCAAAAAACTGGTGACTTAATTACACTACCATATAGTGATGTAACTCTTGTCGATCAACCATATGCTACTAGAGTTGAAAACCTACAGCCATATATTAGTGCTTTTTGGGTTGGTCAGATTCAATTAACTCCAGATAGTGATAACTGGTTTGAAACTGAAACTGCTCCTGATCTAATTATCAATGTTGATGGTAACTTTAGTTCTGTTGTAAATGCAAACAGAAATAATATAGGAACACTTTGGAACTCATGGGAAACTCAATGGAGTGGTGTTGTAAGCACACAATCCACTCAACGTTTTGCAAGAACTGCTGTTTGGCAGAGAACTATTCAAACAGTACGTTCTGATCTAGAAAGAACTGGTTTAAGAACTGAAGTTGTAGAAAACATTGTAGA